GGGCACCCCCTCCGGTTAAGGGAATACTTACGTAGCCGGCTGGCACCGTTTTTCGTACAAGATTACTACTACCACCTCAGCGAAGCAATGGCTCCCCGCACCCCGGGCGTAGCGCTTAATATAGTAGTAAAGCAAAAGTTATGATTCTGTAGGACAAAGAATTTATATACAACAGCACTTACTTATGCTTCATTTCATCGAGGGGACGCGTACTTAGACATCCTCTTCTCCGCCCACGACGATGATTCCTGTTGGTGCTCCCACGCGACATCACTGCAGGAATTGACAGTGGCACCGGTTGATAGTCAATAGCATTGTTGCCAACAAACCTCACTTCGTAATCTGAGCCCCCGCGGACATAACAGTTGATCTGCATAGATGATGCAGATTCAGCTGAAGTCGCAACGGGAGCCACCAAACGCAAGGAAGCTTGGCCACAAGTGTAGTCCCGAGCACTAGGATAGGAACCATTATTGACTTTCTTCCATTCTGTGATGGATCGGAATGGAAAAACGATCGTGATTTCACTAACACCACCCTTAATCGTCCAGATCGTAGAATACTGTCCGAGTGCCTCTTCAATAGTAAGACCAGCTGATTCAAAGAAGTAATGGCTGCATATTTGCACCCGCATAATTTGATATGCGTTTGCTACAGCCACAAACTTCCACTCAATTGATCCACGCCATTGTGAGTAAAACAGGGAGACATAGTCAAATAGACACAATCTCTGTGTGGAATTTATGGGAGCTGTAAACAGCTCTCCACATGGTCCAAGATCAATGTCGAGGAAGGAGGCGCCTACAGGCACCGTCGCATCCACGCTCACAGTCTTGTAATAACTCCAACGCTTGAGAAGTGCGTCCAGTGACATTTCATCTTCCTGAGTTCCAGCTACTGCAGGGTCTACCGGGACCGAGTGGTTGCCAGACGCATCCAGCATTAAATGATATGAAGTTTGGGTTGTGTTAGCAACATCCGTGTAAGGACGAGTTTGTAATGGCATAGGGTTGAGAGCCATGTTGGGATAATCATGTGCTTTCGCATCATAAGCATCCCCACGCACAGCAGCATCAACACCTTGAACTGCAGAGTTAACTGCATTGGCCACCCCTGCGACTCGCGAAAACGTTGCGCCTTGTGGAATGATACTGACAGCTGTCGGGTTAATGACAGCAAAGTCTGTATCTTCAAAGCTAACATATATCGTCAAGCCAACACTGGTTTCCGTTGCAGCCGCACCATACAGAATCGGGTTCAACACCACCAGAAGGAATGTACCCATGATATTCCCAGCAAAGGGGCTCCGAAGATCCAAATGTGAATAGGGCGAAATAAATGGCACCTTAAGTGCCATATTATCACTACGCCCAGCATAAGCGATCATATGGGGAGCCACATGCCAGGATCTTGGGTTGTTCTGATAAGCAGCAACCGCCTGAATAGCTGTCATGTACGGAGCCCAAACAAGGGCAAGCGCACCTGACAAATAGGGGTTGCTAGCCAAATCAACTTCTAACACTGTTGAAAATCGACCAACACAAGTTCGCTGAAACACGGATGTCATCACCCTGGACTCGACTAAATCCCAGGGTGACTCGCCAGTCCAGATGATAGTCCCCGCACCCGCCGTGGGAGGCCAAGTGAGGCTCGTAACAATCTGGCGACGATCAATAATAGACACATTTGATGGGGTTGCTTCACCCATCGTCAACATGTTAGGCACCGTTTGCGGACGTTGAACTACTAGTGTAGGTTCACCCTTAACTTCAACTTTATCCCCTTGCATTACAACCTTAACTTCTTCAAAGCTCTCACCCAAGAGAACTGTTCCAAAGCCAAGGGCAGGGGAAGTTCCGTTGCCGTTGGAGAACCGAGCGACAGTGTATGTAGCACCGCCGAAATCCACATTGTAGTACGCCGTTTGCGGCACCTGCTTGGTGATTGTGTTATTATTGTTCACAATGAATGCATTCAATGGTATACCCATCATCGTACGCCAAGACGCATCCTTGTTATTTATCGAACCCACGGACCATGAGCTCGCTAGGACGAGGGGCACCCCGCCCTGTTGAATATCGTACATTGTCCCACCACCAGTAGCCTGCCAAGCTACAGCTGGGTTGGATACAACAGCAGATGGTGTTGCGCTGATATTAACCAGCTTTGGCACAGCCCACAAAGGGTTGGCCAAACCACCATCCACATCATATCCTGGATTAACTGTCTTAGTGACAGTCACCCCAGTTGAAACAGTCCGCGATCCACCCTCTTGGATTAGATACCCAAGCTGGCGCATCGTGGAATCTGGCAAGTTTGATGTGGGAAAGGTTGCGTCGGTCAAGACGTTAACCCCAGTAGCTGGCAATGTCGAAGCCAAAACTGCAGACCAAGAGTCAATCAACTCCTGTGAGAACGTTACCTCCAAATCGGCGGCAGTTCCCACAACCATATGAATAAACTCTGGCACAGTGACAGGAGTGCCACCAACATGTGGATAGCTACTCCCATTCACAATCAGATCTGGCACTCGACACAAACCAGTCAAACGAAAATCATCAGCTGGACTCCAGTACAGCATGCCATTACCTCCATTATCAGTGCGGGCAGCACCAGGAAAAAAGAGGGTGACATTGCCGTCCGTAGAAGTCTCATTGAGATATTCATTTTGAAACAATGGTACAACCTTCAACCCAAAACGACTAATAGAAGGGTATTCTATTTCTAAAACACCCGTACCATGAGCCGCTGGTCCGTCAGGGATGAGTGCGCCGGCTGACGCGATATCCCATACTCTGCGAATTCCAACATCGGAGGCATCAAAAGTGGCTGTAATGGGGACGGTAGTGTTCGTGCAGAACACTTTAAATCGTCCTCCACCATTCCAAAATCGATACATACCACAGAAACGATTGATAGAAGGGAGGGCAGCCTCCGCAGGGAAAATTTCCCCGCGAAGCATGTCCAACACTCCACCAGTCGGAAAACTGTAGACTTCATTGCTGGTACCTGCAAGGTATAGAATAGGCTGAAAGCGGCGCAAATCATCCTTGAGTGAACGCGCTTTATGTAAAGGGTTCGTGACTGCTGAACTCGCGTTCTCAGTGACAGCCACGACGGGTCCTTTCGATTCAGTCGGAGTCACCGCTGGTGGCGGCGCATCCGTCTGCATTTGCATCTCGAAACGACCATCATCATAGTAATGTGGGATGAAGGGGATTTCAACTCCCTCCACCCCAGAAGTACCATTCACCCACCTGTTCTTAATGTCTGCACTCGACAAAGGGACCTCACGAATCCCACACTCCTGCCACACCTTCCAAATTCGCTCACGCCAAAGCGCGAAGTACTCTTCAGATGTGGGCCAAGCTCGAGCCAAGACATCATTTCCGTTTGCAATGAGAATGTTGGGCAACATCTCCTTGCTCTGGGAAAAGGACAGGGTTTTCATCTGCGTTTCATCAGCGACAGCTGGAAAATAGCGCAGACCCGGAAGTCGATGCTCGTGAAGCACCGTCCGGTGTTTGAGGAATTCACATTCGAATAGTGGCTTAAGACCAGCTTCAGAGTCAGTCTTTTTGTCACCAGTCGTGATAGAGATACCAAATGGGAGCATCACCTCTCTGATATTCTTCGGAGTATACCACGGAATCAATAAAGAAACCGCAGACCACACATCATCACCATAAGTGAACATGCATGTTAACTTCCGAAAGTTGTCAGTTGAGGCGAGCTCAGGCGCATGTTGCTTAGCCAAAAGCAAATACGCAACCACAAGGATGATCAGAGCTTCAATCGAGTTGACAAGTGTTGTGAGCACCCACCCACTCAACATCAGACACCAGACCATGAAAACCAGATCACTTGCACGCATGTACCCATGTAGCATACAACACCACAGGGTCTTGCGCGCAATCTCATGTTCTGGCCTCCAGTTCTGCGAACCGTGTTTTCTGTACCAACGTTCAATCCGTTCCAGAATAGCAGTGGACATCTGGGCGCTAAGATAGCGCTCCATATGTTCAAAATCAATGTCCATACCAATATCTGAAACCAACAACGCTTGCGCAACCATCTTATGCCAATGGGGTCCGTGGACATTCATGCCCACTGCAATCCCAAAGGCCAACGGATGGTCAAACACATGGGCAATAAATGCACCAAAGTATTTGCGCGTAAGCAATGTAAGATCGACTGGTGATCCAATCACAGTTCGTGTCTTAAAGATCTTAACTTTCTCAAGCTGTCGCTGTTCCTCTTTCAAGATAGCAGTCCAGACATAGGGCGGCATCTCCCCTTTGCAAAGCATCAACTCCTGCTCAACCAAGTTTTCCTTTAACTCGGGATCAGTAATATGAATTTCAGCATTCGCATCACGGGAGAACATCCACCCTTTTCCTTTTGTACCTTGAACGTGGCGTAAAACATAAGGCCAACCTTCAGACGTTGTCAAGTCAATTGGTTGCAGCCCTCCATAGCCATTCAGCATCTCACGGTCTGTCAACACACGGGCCCAATCTGGATTGATTGTGTCAATGCGGTCAAACGCATAATCTGCAGCAATAGCCAATAGATGCTCCGGAAGGAGCTTAAATTTTGAAGCCACGTGCACCCGCTCTAGGCTAGCAGCGAGTATTTGTTCTGGTGAACGGCCAGAACACTCCGGGAGGAAATGGACCCTACTCGTGACAGCAGGGTACCATAGTCTTGTATGCCATTTTTCCTCCATAAACGGCAGTCGCGTCCAACGAGTACGGGGCTCAAGAGGCAAACGAGTAGCTTGCTTCAAAACCCCAATCACTTGTAGATCACATTGCGGAACTATCCGACCACCCTCAAGGGGCTCAAACTCAGGAACATCTTGCTTAAAAGCAGCGATGCCAACCTGAGCGAGCCGCGCCATGAGAGTACGGACACTTTCCGCAGAGATCACATAAGCAATCCCCCACTTAAGGGTATACTCTGTCATATAAGACGCAACATGCATACCAGTCACCTGATATGCACCATTGTAGAGTGAGACGACGAGTTTGCCGCAGTCCCCAACGTTTTTGGCGATGTAGCCCCAGTATTCCGGGACATATGCATTGATGCAACCGCCATAACGCAGGGCCCGCAGCATCAAACGAGTCCGCAACACCTCGATGTTCTCTGCATCAACAAAGAACGATTGTGGCGTAAGATTATCAAGCATAAGCTTGTGTTCGACAAAACGTGATGTAATGTCGCGACAGGGCGTAATATACAACCCAAAATCATAAGCACAAAAATCGTGTGTGCGGCTTTGACCGTCAACTGTCTCTTCCACAATGACAAGTTTATTTTTATATAAAGGGACCTGTACCGGTGCGCGACCAGTAACAGTGAGTGTAGCGATGGTCCCATCATCGAAAAGTTTTCCATTGGCTCTATAAAAGAAATGTACAGGTAGGACCGCAATGGAACCCTTTAGAAAAAGTCCAATCATCCGGTGATTCACGTCACCATCGATCAGAGCTTCAACCTTAAAGAAGTTTCTCTGGAAAGCAGAGATATCAGCACGAGCTTTATCTGACACTTCTTCTACACCCTGCAAAGTGAGCCCCCGGGACATCCGACCTAGATACCCATGGGGATCATCTTGCGCTCGCGTCTGGTCACTGTCAAGATAGCCAGCATCCCGAAAGGCATTGAACTCCTCCAAACTATTGAACATTCTGTTTCCATACTCGTCCTTATAATCATACCACGCCTTGGGACCCCGACGACCCTTCTTGTGATTCCCACCTTGCAACTGCACCTCAACACGTTCCGGCGCCGCCGCATCGACAGGATCCTCTTTCTTCCGCTTAAACAACTTCCCCAACCAACAGAAACTAACATACATAGCGGAAATAAGAGCAAGAGAACCGATAAACTCACACGCAATACGATACTTACGATTCGTCTCCACCCACATATAAACATACTGATGAAAAGGCTTCACCACACGACCGTCCAACCACCAATCCAGCTGAAGAGCATCATGATAAATAGCTACTGTCTCACGATTAAATGACTTACTACCAAGGAGCAAAGCTCGACTTGGACCATCATCATAAACCGCGGACAGATGTTTCATAGCATTATCAACATGCTCAGGCAACACGAACTTCTCATGCTCATTGAGATAACGTGCTGCCGCCTCCTGATTGACTTTGGACAACTCTTCATATACAGCTTCTTCAGTGGCACCCAGCTGTCGTTTCCGATACTTAGCAACCATCTCACGATAACGAGCATCACAATAAACGTGTTGAGCACAGTTCAAACACTCTGGCATGGCGACACCAAAGCACCCGTCAACCGAACAATACTCATGACCGACGCGCGGCGCCTTACCTCTCTCCTCCTTCATCATCTGCGGTTGCACCTTACCTTCACCCAACTTACGAGGAACACCAGAGCAATAACTGCACACACCACCAAGAGAATAACCACTCAAACATATACAACACATATAAATCATCTCCCAAGCCCGATGAGCTCGCCAAATCTTGCGAATGGCGCCAGGCACATTGCTTTCTTCCTCTCTCAACATACTGAAGACAGCTTCACGATGCTTAATCACAATACCATCACCCAAGGGCAAGGGAGTAGCCTCAGCATAAACACCCTTATCCGTATAGAACACAAAATCAGGACAACCCCAAGTAGGATGAGCGCCACGACACAGACCACAAGACTCAACCTCCAGGTTACTACGCTTCCTATACACAAATGGCCCAGTAGCACCACCCAAATCCCACTCAGGATCCTTGCCACTTCGCCCACCTTGGGCAAACACCGGGAAGGTCATGTCATGCATGGTAAAACGCGTGACAAGCTGACCCTCATCATAGCAAGGTTCGACCCGAGCAACTTTATGCTCAAAGATCGGAGGCGCGACAGTAAGGGGACCAACCCTTGCTATAGCACCTTGAGTGACACAACCGGAACCAACAGCACGACCAGAACCACTACTACTACTACTACTACAACTACCACGATTAGACTCGACAAAACCCGGGGGAATTCGATGCGCAGGTGGGGCCTGAAGAGCAGGCAGCTTAAGATCATTCCCACCCATAAATGCGCGGAAGACCTCCTCACTCTGCTCCAACGAGGCACCCTTGAATCGCTCTGCAATAATACCCTGCAAAGCGCACTTCTTTGCATACTCCGCCTCCTCATTTGCCAAGCCACCACGAATAAAGTGCACCATCTGCACAAACGACAAGCCACCTTGTTCATCCAATTTGTGCGTCAATGTCTCCGAACCAGCACCCCACTCACGACGATACGGCAAAAACTCCACATACTCCAAATCATCATCCTTCAACTTGGCAGTATCCAACCCACCACGAGCACTCTGAAACTCAGGCCGCACACGCACACGAAAACAATGAAACCGATTATAGAAAGCAATACCGTTGTTCAAGCCAGGAATGTTTGTCCGGGGCTCCATGTTGGTTGTCGCAATAACCAACCGAGAAGTAAATTTCATGCCCTTCTCATTGAGCCCGGCCTGATTTGTCATAGCAGTATTCCCCGAAATATAACGCAACAAAGCCTGCAACCCCTCCTGAGC